TAAATTAATATTTCGGTATTAGGAGTAAAATCTTTACCTCTAACTAATACTTTTTGACCAGCTTTCATAAATGGTTGTGCTATTAATGTTATTGCACTTTTTGTAACTTCAACCGTTTCTACACTGGTTGATTTTGTTGTGTATGTAGAACCTGTTATTTTATATATATAATCTTTTTCCCCAGTTTCTTCAAGACCATAAACTAAATGCCTGGCGAATTGTGTTGACCAATAAGATCTTATAGTGGTGCGGAAGCGGCCACGATCTCCCAGTCTGGGGTCCCAAATACTTGAACTAGCTGCTCTTATATCAGCCCATGTAGCCTCTCGTCTAGTACCAGATAATTCTTGTTCTTCTTTAACTATAGAATCAACATAATGTGTACTATATATTACTCTATTAGGTAACCAAATAACTGTGGTTCTAGGGTCATCTTCAACATATACTAGTTTATTTGGTTCACATTCTAATGTTGGTTTTAATCCTTTATAGTAATAAGGAGTAATATCTATATCGTGTGTTGCATGCATCTGACTACTAGTAGCAATTATACTATCAGTGTCTTTAAGTGATATAATATTATCTTTTACTGGATTTATTGATTGACGAACAACATTACCATTAACATCTTTATATGATAATGTAAAACTTGCTTTATCTAATCCTATCTGTTCAATTTGCATAGGCAGATAAACTCCTCTTCTGAAAATATCAACTGTGGCACTAAATTCTTCAGATGATATATCAGCTTTGGAATAATCAACAATTGGGTCTGTATATATATTTCTTAAACTATATGCCCCATTAGTATCAGTTGATAGATGTTTACTTTGTATTTGTGTTTCTAAATTAGACATCACAACATCATACTCTAGATTGTCAACTCTTTTTTTAATATCTTGTAATTGACCAACAGGCACTCTATATAAATTAAAACTTCTCACATAATAATTATATGGTTCTGTATCGGGTATAACGGTCACAACAGCTAAGGGCAACGAACCGGCTGGAGTTACAGGTTCAGTTAAATTAGATTCATCTGAGGCTAATCCTTGTTTAACACTTGGTATGCCTATATCACTTATATAAACTAAATCCATTCTAGGCATATACCATGAATAATTAACTTTAAATGTTAATCCAGCTTTTAAATCATTTGAACTAGTAGATTTAAATTTAATATAATATCCCAATTCATCTTGCAATAAATAATAATCAACCAAATTAGTTAATGATTTATTATATATGAAATCAACAAAGAATGTACCAGACGGCTTCACATTAACTGGTGTTGTTGTATTCCATATGATTTTACTGCCTACTGTTTCATAATCATATAATCCAGTTAGAGCATTTGTAGCATTTTTCTTAATATATGTTACAGCTGGGTTATTTGTATATACATTATCAATATCAATTATTTTTTCTTTAGAATATCCTGCTGGTGATATATCATCTATTAGTCCAGTACTAACAGTTGATAATCCTGTAATTACAACATTACCAAAAACGTTTATTACTTCTTTAACAAATGCATGATTTAAATAATAATTAATATCATTTGTTGTATATATATGTTCTTCCGGAAGATCTCTAATTAAAGTACTATCAACATTTATACTACTGTTATCAACAACTAGAGTAGTGTCTTGTATATTGTAAACTTCACCTTTAACATAACATCTACCTTTAGATATACGCACTTCATATTTATTTAAAGGATTATCTGCATGTCTTAAAGTTGAAACTCTTAATCCTTCAGCAATAAAATCTCCTGATGAATCATAGGTTCTCTGATTCATTTGTGTATTTATTTTATTAAACAAAGGTTTAGATTTAATTGGGCCATAAGTATTTCTTTCTTTTATTTTAATAATAGAAACTATGGTCTTATGTTCCAATAATATTTCGGTAAAATCTTCTTCTTTGACAATTCCAACTGAAGCAACATATTTTAATCTATGACCACCTGGGTCTCCAAAGCTTTCATAATTTTCAGCTGGATTATATAAAGAAGTATCATCAGATGAAGTTACAATAACTGGTAATATATCTGCAAAAACTATTGAAACCTCTTCTGGTACTTGTGAATGTGTCCATTGTGTTTCTGGTATTTTAACTATGACACCATTAACATAAATTTCACCTTCATATAAAGTGCAAATTTTATTAACATTATCATTAACAAAATTACACCCTGAAACAATAGAACCATCTTCAATAATTAAATCTGTTATTTTTCTTGCATTACCTCTTATTAAACCTTGTGCTACGTTTAATTCTCTATTTTGTAGCCTTTGACCGTCAACAGCCAGATATTGAATATAATTTTTATTTAATTCTTCTGTTGTTGTATCATAATATGGTGCTACTGATAGATCGTATTTTATTTCCATTTTATTATTTCAGCACCTTTTTCTTAAAATTCGAGTACATATGCCAGAATTTCTTTGATTTCTGTACTTTTATAGTATGATTCTTTATTATGCACTAATTCTAATATACCATCGTATTTTCTGGGTCCACTCGATAATTGAACCATTACACTAGGTGAGTAATATTCCAATGATGGATCTATTCCATTCATTAATCTTAAATAGCTATAGATACCAAATTGTCTAATGACATTAGGTATATTATAATTTGTTTTAATTTCAAAGTCTACATAAACCCATCTAGATTTATTTGTTATAACATTTTTAAAATACTCATCATCATTTGCACCTTGATCAACTTTAGACCACATGTGATCGCCTGAATTCAAAGATGTTCCTACACTTATATTTCCATCAACATCATCTTTAACCATATACATATTTCTATATCTGATAAATACTTGTATATCAGTTAAATCATAAGTATTTAAACTAGGTAGTGGTACAGAATTTACCCATTCATTACTATCACCACTTGCAACAGCTAAATATAATCCTGTTCCTAAACTATTACCTCTACGATTATCTAAATAAAACTTAAAAGCTTTATTACATCTAGCAACATAAGGACTTGCCGCTATCGATGTTTCGTCTAAATATGCCATTTTTTATTTAACCTACCTCCGCAAAATATTTATCTTTTAATCAACTTTAAAATACAAAGTAACTCTGATATAACCATTGCCACCTTTACCATATACATAATCTAAATTTTCATCAATAGTTGGTATAGCAAAACATCCTCCAGAACCAATACTGTTATTTGAATATTTATATCCTAAACCAATATCATAAGAAGATGATCCAGCAGTACAATAATTATGTGTTGTTACGCCATTTTCTAATGTGTTAGTTAAATGTATAATATTTCCACTGTCATTATTAAATGAATTATATACTGATATTAACTTGTCTGTGTTTATCCAATTATTAGGTAAAGAATAAATTTCTGCACCATGATATGTATTATTATAATCTAAACCACCATTAAATTTTATGCTAGTTGGGTCAAAATCAATAGGGGCTTTACCACCTAAAGCTGTTTCGCTGAAGAATTCATCAGATGTAATTGAATGTACTATTCTAACAATTGAATTTTCCCCATTATTATTTATTATTCCACCAACACCGGCTTGTCCTATTAATACATAATTATAATCTAAATCTAAATCTAAACTTTCTTGATCTATATAATAAGTAGTTTTAACTACTTCTCCGGCACCTCCACCAACCGATATATTATAAATATCTGATGATGTTGATGACAGATTTATTAAATCAGATGACCCGCCTCCGGCTCCTACTATTAATATTTCGACAGCTACTGTTTTGTTAGGTATAGCTAGATTCATATATAATCCATCTTCTATACTATCAGTAGTTTCATATATAACATTACCAGTAACCTGAACATATTGTAAAGGATTTCTGAAACCAGTATAATTATTATATTCTGATTCAGCAAATAAATTTATATCATTCATTCTATATAAAGAATCGTTAGTATCAATAATAAAAGTCTTACCTAACATTACAATATTCATATGACCTTTATTGTGATATTGTATTCCACTATAATACTGAATTTTATTTTCGTCTGTTTGTGTGTTTTCAAAATTAGATAATATATCAGAATAAATATAATAATCTATGTATTTTTTTCTATATTCGTCTAAAAAGTTAAATAAATCATAGTCATCTTTATCTGTAGCTGTTTTGTCATGAAAACTATAATATAAACCAGTAGTACCTTCAATTAACAATTTCCAACCTGCTGGTATTACTAATTTTATTATTTCTTTAACTTCATTGGACATATTCTTTGTTTGCACTACTATAATACCATTACTATAGTAATCTCTACTAGTTAAACAATCACCATTAATCATATTATAATAATTTTTAACTATAATATCATCATTTATATAATATATTGCGTTTTTTGTTAATAATCCTTTTATATAATTAACATTATTAACTGTTTTAAAACTATATAAGACATTGATACCAGTAATATCTGAAATTATAACGTTATTATTAGTTCCTATAATCATATAGTTTCTTGATTTAAATCTACACACATCAAAACTATTTATAGGTATATCATTTCTAAGCGTAATATTATTATAATATTCACTATCAAATTTAATTAATTCTCTATTATTAATAACTATATATATATTATTTGAGTTATCATATTTAATTGCAGTTATATTATCACTTAAATCATAACTATATATATATTCATGTAATTCATTTATAGTGTTATTTTCATTGTTGCAATTATATATTTTTAATATTGTATTTGATTTTATAAGAGGTGTTTCTTCTGCTATAATATTAACATACATAAAATTATTATTACATGTAATACTTTTAATATTAATCTTATTTAAATTATCAATATTATAACTTACTTCACCATTAATATTAATTAGTTCCCCAGTAATATCATTTATTTTAATAATAGAATCATTGACAGTATCTTCATTAATAGCAAGATAAATATTATTATTACTGTCTAAATCAAAACATTTAATATTAAACCAATTCTTTTCATATTTAATATTACCTTTAACATCTAAACTATAAAAATAAGATATATTATTAATTATATCTCTAGCTTGTATATAAATTATATCTTTTTCAACAGCTATTAATTTAATATTAATATCTTCTATTTTATAATTATTAAAGCTGATATTAAATATTTTATTACCATCTTTATCTATTTTATATAATTCGTTATCATTAATAGCATATACATTATAACTACTATCAATAACAATTTTCTTTGTGTTGTTTAATTTATATCTCCATCGTGTGTATATATCAAATCCACCATTAAGGTGAGATTTATTTAATGTAAATATGTTTCTATATGGTTCATAAATGTTAACTGTCGGATCTAAACGATATAATCCAAAATGAAATGAAAACTTAGTACCTTTACGTTTATAAATATCTAATATATTAATTAAAATATCTCTTTGTAAATCAACTGCTAGTCTAGTGTTCCATTTATAGCCTAAAATATAAGCAAAATAAGGTAAATATTCGTTTTTTATATTGTAAATGTCGGTAAAAGTTAATATTTCTCTGATACTATCTGATATAACATCAAATATTTCAACATCTACACAATTTAAAAATTCTTCTAATACTTTAACCTCACCAGTAACATTATAATCTGTTGTGGTATCACTATTTCTGGTATATTCAGGTAGTATATTATATAAGAATGACATTTAATTAGACCTCAACATTAATTGTTATCGTACCACAATCAGCTATTTCCCAAGGTAATATATTAAAAGTGTCTGTTGTGTAATCAAAAGATGTCCCATCAGCTAATGTTGAATCAACTGAAGGACTAATATTAATAGTTTTCTTATTAATTCCTTTAACATAATAATCCAAAACTTTAACGTTATGTGGATCTGTTTTTTTAGTTACATCAATATAGTATTGAACATTTGAAGATACTTTAACTTTACCAATATCCGTCCAATTGATTATACTATTATTTGTTATTGTGTAATCCAATCCTTCTGTTAATATCATATTAGCATTTAAATATACTTTATTTATTTTAACCAATGTATCAATCGCAATATAATTTTCAAGATAATCAACACCACCACTACTTCTAAATACTGATAATGTAGTATCATTATATAAGGCGGTTTCATATCTTAATAATTTTGCACCAACACCAAATCTAGGGTAAGATGTTAACTCTAATACACTAGACCCCATAACAGCCGTTGAACTTAAAATAGGAATAAATTTTTTATGCATAACTACTATATCAGTATTATTATCAATATTGTTTTCTAAACCTCTATCTAGATACAAACTATCTCCTACTCTAAATAATATCTGATATGTCTTTGTTTGGTCATCACCAAAATAAATAGTTGTATAATTTATATTTGATAATAAAGTTGTTCTTTTTTCTATACTGCTATTAATAAGAGTATCGCCTTGTATTGTTATCATTTTTTCCCCAAAATTATAAGAACCTTTTGTTTTTAATATTGGATAAACCCAACAATTAGCCGCTATATTCATTTCATCGGTTATTATAATATCAGAATTATCACTTAGAGATGATAAAGTACATGTACCTTCATTATCCATAGTTTTAATTTTAGCAGTTAAAGTACTTATGCCATCTATATTCATTATATTAACAGTAGAACCTTCGTTTAATACCGACATAGTATCTCTTATTTTTATTGTATTACTACCAATTACTGGCGTTTCCAAAACATAGATATATCTTTGTTCTGATATATCAATATTTTCAATTGATAATACTCCTGGAACATCAGCAACTAAACCATAAATATCTTGTTTAGTTACAGCTTCACCTAATTCTCTATTTTCCCAATGTAAATATTTACTTATATTAGTTCTTATTTTATTCATAACTGTAGACGCATTTGTTGTAGGTGATATTTTAACGTTAACTGTTGTATTCAAAGTAATATAACTTGGATCTATTATATCAACTTGCGTAGCACATACTTTTTTATCATCAAATATTTTTAATATATCTTTTTTAAATGCTTCACTAGGATAACCACCTGATGATGGAGTATCAGGTATAACACAAATCTTAACTCCAAATATTCCAATTTCAGACATCATTTCGTTATCAAGTATTTTAACCTTATTAACTCCATTTATCATTAAGGCCGTGTCTTCATAATCTTCTTTAGTGACACATCTTTTTTGTGTCTTATAAACAGTTGGAGTATTTTTCTTTATTTCATCTAAAGACTCAGCCTCAGAAGCACCATTAGCATATTCATCATTTGTTACATTTATACCATTGATGATAGCATTTGTTGAATCATATATAACATCATTTATAATATTAATTGTATAAGGATTAACATTATGTGTTATATCTGCACCAGTAATATAAGTAACATCAATTTTCAAATTTTTAGCTGGATTTTTACCATAAACACCATCACCAAATTTTATAAACGCATAATAATCGCTGTCATAATCTACTGTATAATACATAGCTTCATTATTTTGTTCATCAATAAATTCAACATATTCATACTCAACATCATCAACAAAAACAGATTCAATTTTATTAACGTTATTATTAATTAGTTTGTATTTGTATCCAGCTATTCCGTTTGATATAAAAGTATCAGTATTAATGTTACCTGATTTCGCTGGTACTGTAACATATAATTCATCACTATATAATACAGCATTTTCGGTTGTATAAAAATTAATATCACCAGTTGAACATCTAGTGTATTTAGGTATTAATATATTATTTATGTGTGTATTTTCTAAATAAAATTTAAGTGTAACTGATGATTGTGTGGCTGGGGATGGTTTATATCCCATAGATTTAGCATGATTATATACTGCTGTTCTAGTTTTAGCTGTAGGTAGAAAACATTCATTAACACTCATATTATTATAATAGAACATTAAAGTAGCTTCATATGCAAAAGCTTCTAATAACTCAACACCAAAGTTACTAACAAGAAAATCCTTCCATTTATCAGGTAAATTAGTTTTTATTCTATTAGTTAAACCTTCCATTATTTCTTCAAAGTCAATTGGTAATTTTTCTATATTTCTTAAATCTAGATTAGACATCGTTTAAACTAGTCCCCTTATCTAATAGTGAAATTGAATGTATCACTTATTTGTTTATTTTTCAAATTATAACTTATTGATATATAAATAGTGTGTTCATCTATATTTGGATTAAAATCTATATTAGTTATATTAATTCTTGGTTCTTGTTCACTTAACGTGTCTAATATATTTTCTCTTATATCTTCTAACAAAAAACTATCTAAAGGTTCGAACAACATTCTTTTTAAACTAGCACCAAATCTAGGTTGCATAACTCTTTCGCCTCTAGATGTCCCAATTATTCTTTCTATACTCGCTCTTATTAAGTCTCTAATATCAATAGTATCTGTTATTCCGGCCACATAAGTATCGCCATTATTTATTGGCATAGGACCGGAATAACCCACAGCTTCTAATTTTTTAGGGTATGTGTATTCATATGGATAACTCATTTAATCAAATCCTTTTTAATTAACAAATACATTATCGCTTCCTGAAACATGATTACCAGATTGACCACAGTTTTGACATATAGTTGTGTCGGTTATTCTTGTTTTAGGTTTATCATTAACAAATACATTAGGTGAACCTTCTGTTGATTCAAAAGTTCCACCATGAGGGCAATTTGTTGGTCCAGTATCACCTAATCTATGACATTTCAAATCATTTATAAATACATTTGGACTACCTGTTGCATTGGTACCACTTCTACTGTGAGGACAACAATCTTCCCCGATATCACAGACCCCAACAGTTCTATCGCTTATTCTAGTTGAAGCTGGCATAAATAATCACCTTCATATAATTAAGTTCTTAAACTGATTCTGTTTTTGGATATAAATTATCAGCTGGATTAGAACCTGAATATTTCGAACTAGCTAATTCCATATGCATACCTTCGTCTTGACCATTCCAACTGCTTAATGGGCAACAGATACCATGTTTCCCCAAAACATAATAAACAGTTTCTAAATCATAACATTCTAATCTTTTATAACCCCAATCAAATGCTACACCAAATTTATGTCTTGATTTTGTCGCACCATAAGTAACAGTACTTGATCTAAATCCATCAGTAAATATAAAACCTGCATAAGCTTCTGGGTATGACATCTGTAATTCATCTAAAGCATTTTCTAATCTAGTTGCTAATTCATCAGTAAAATACAGATTATTACCATTAGCTTTATCTGTGTGTCTAGACATTTTTCTGCAATTTTTAAGATAATTTTGCAGAGCAGAATCATTCATTGATAATCTATTTGACATTCCCCACTGTCTCATTACAGAACTAGAAACAGATTGACATTCTTTAGTAGTACCGCCACCAGCACTAGAACCTGAATTTTGACAATTTTCATTTGTAGCTTCACTATAGGAATTGATTTGTTTTTCATAATCAGCTTTTTCTTGTTCATTCATTTTGTCAACTTCATTTTTAGATTTATATTCTGGTAAAGAAGTAACATTTGTTTTTCCAGATGGATTTTCAAGTATATAATTATCAGATAATAATACTAAATCTTTAGCGGCGTGTATCACAATATCACCATTGTCGCTGAATACTATTTCTGAACCATTTTTATGTTTAATCTGAATATAATTAGTTTCATCATCAAATAATATATACCCAACTTTAGTTTTTATTTCTTTTCTATTTGGATAATTTTCTTTGATTTCTTGTGGTACTATATTATCATCTTCTCTATGTATAACACCCATCCAAACGGCTGTGTAAGGAGAATTATTTAAAAACATAACCGTAACTAAAGCTCCTATTTCAGGGACAAAGAAAAAACCTCTGTCATGATAACCATATGGAAAACTGGGTGACGCCCAAGGTAAATCATCAGTTTTTATATTACCATAAACAGTTGGTACATTTATTTTTAATCTACCTAATTTTTTAGGATCATTATTATCAACTACAGTACCAATAAATATTCCGCTAAATTTTTCCATTATACAGCACTTCCTTCTGGCTTTTCAATACCTGCAATATCAGTTTCACTACATAAAACTAAATGCATCATCGGTGCAAATGGTCTACTATGAGATTCACCATATATATATTTAACTGATGCAACATAAAAAATACCATCATAAATCTTAGTTTTACCATCTGTTTCGTTATAAATTTCAATACAATCTATAGGAGTTATATCCGGGTAAGCACCTACTGCCATTGACAACATCTTAGAGAAAGTATATATTCTATGTCTGATATTACTGATATATATTTCTTGTAAAGTTTTATCTTCTAACGCTGTATTAATATATTTAGTACCAACGCCTTTATGTTGTCTATTACCTTTATTACTTTTATCATAACTTTGCTTAGTCATTTTTGTTGGTTTAGTTTGATTAAAATTTTCAAACCCTCGACCAGCACAATATAAATTATCACTACTACCATATTGCTCAACTAAATATTTAAAACTATCATCTTTTACAATTGCTGGTGCATTTTTTTGATTATCAATATATAATGCCACTGGTTGTAATTTACCTTCACTAATAGGGGAAAAATAACATTCTTCATTGAACATAAAAAAGTTATACATTAAATTACCACTTGATGATCTACTATAAGGTAAAAGAGACCTAATCATATTA